GGTGGATCCGGAGGAGAAGGAGGAGGAGCAGTAGGTGGAAATTCTAATTCAAGTAATAGCAGTAATTCTTCTAGTGGTTCCAGCGGTAGTGGGAGTGGTAGTAGCGGTAGTGGGGAAGGACAACCTCAAGATAAACCAACAGATAAACAAATTGAAGACCAAAAAGTAGAAACTCAAAAAACCTCTACTCAAGCTTCAGCTAAAGCTGCCTCTAAAGCTAAAGCCGAAACTCAAAAACCAGCAATTTTAGTAACTGGAGATATAGTTGGAGTTCAAACAAGAGCTGATGGTTCCCAAGATGCTAGAGGTACTATGTCTTTTACTCGTGTAAAAGGAGACGGTACATCTTCTATTGGTTTTTCTGCTGATTATATGATTAATGCTAAGATTGGTAATTTATCGGCTGTACGTTCTTGGATTGGTACTAATAAAAAGGGTCATAAACATATTAATGTTGCTTCCGCAGGTTTAGGAATTTTACCTCAATCAACAACAGGTAGTGGTTTATTAATAAGAGTAAACTCACTTAAAAATTTTACAGCATTATATGGTGTTTCGGGTACTTACGGGCAATTGTATGGTGAGGAACTAATATCAACTATTGCCATTGCTGGTTTTATGTATAAAGGTAAATTAGGAAAAGCAGTAGATGCTACAATTATTATGGCAGGTATTTATTCTCCTTACTCTAAATTCTATACAGAATCAATTTTTGAATCAAAACCTATTGTAATACCTTTTTTAAATCTAAATTACAAATTAACTAAAACTTTTGGTGTTGGATTAACAGGTGGAGGTACTTATATAGCAGGACAAGATATTTTAAATTTTCAAGTATTAATGGGTGCTAAGTTAAAAATATGAGGTGGATTATTATTTTATTCTTTATTACTAATAATTTATTAGGTCAATTTACCTACTCAGGGTATCTTTATAATGCTAATGGTTCAGGAGCAAATAATGTAGCTGTAAAGTTATATAGAAGAACTAACTCAACTATAACAGGATTTACTTCTCAAAACAACTATAACGGACACTCGTACTACAGATCTACAGGAACAGCTAACTGGACTACGGCTAAGTCTAATTGTGCTGCTATGGGTGGGTACTTAGTAACAGTTACAAGTTCAGGAGAAAATAACTTTCTTTATAATCTTTGGCCTTCAGGTTGGATTGGGTTAACAGATGAAGTAACAGAAGGAACTTGGAGATGGGTAACAGGGGAGACTTATTCTTATTCAAACTGGAACTCTGGGGAACCTAATAACTCAGGTAATGAAGATTATATTCAGTTTGTAAGTAATGGAAGATGGAATGACCTAAATAACAACAGTAGTTTAGCATATGTAATAGAGTTTGATTATGTAGTAACAACTTCATCTTGGACTTTATACAAAACTATCTATACTAACTCTTCAGGTTATTATTCTATTTCTGAATCTTATGATCCTTCTAAAGAATATTATATACAAATTGATGCTCCTACTAGAGTTCAATCATATACAACCTCGGATATACAAGGAGTTTCAAATGTTATTTTAAGTAAAGTAACTAGAAATGGTTTATCATTCCATATGTTTGATGTTAATGATGATGGAAATATTTCAATAGCAGATAAATATTATGTGGCTGCGAGAAAAGCAGGTTTATTTTCAAGATGGAGAACAGCCCCTGATGTAAGAATATTTACTACTACTCAATATAATGCAATCAAAGTAGCTACAACTAATGTTAGAGCAACATACCCCGGAGTATCTACCCACACAACCTCTACATTAACTTCAGGAGGAACATTAAATCTTTATATTATAGCTCCTGGATATTCTGGTTCTGTAACTTATTAATATTTATAAAAGATGTTAAATTTTTTATTTCCTATATTATTAGCTTTAACACCTTCCGATACTACAAAGGTAAATGTTCAAGTAAGCAATGTTCAACATATCCAAAAAATTGGAGATAGAGATGTTACTTTTGGTGTTAAAGAAACTGTTGAAGAATTATTAATTGAAAAAGGATATACCCCTGTTGACTCAGGAGTGGCTTTTATAACCCAAGTGAGTATAGATAGTATTTACTCACCTCAACAAATAGTAAACATAATGGGTCTACAATGGTTAAAGAAAGACTATTTTGTAGAAACTAGTATATGTATTGGAAATAGTTGTTTTAAATCAGTTGGTGTTAGAAAAACCTTTATTTTCGCAGCATTTTTAAATGTTGAAAATAATGAAGTTCCGTTAAACCGAAAGGCGTTCTCGAAAGCGTTACAAGAAAGTTTAACAAAAACAACAAAACAACTATAATATGAAAAATTTCTTTAAACAATTATTCGACGACAACAACTCAATCAATGAGAAAGCATTAGTAGGTTTTATCGCTTTCTTTATGCTTTGTATTGCTCTTATTGTAGACCTAGTAACAGGATACATGGGAACTGCTTTAGTAATTAATGAATTTATCTTTGATGGATTTATGGTAATCATTTTAGGTTCCTTTGGTATCGCATCTGTTGATAAATTTTTGAATAAAAAAGACAAACACGAAGAAGATAAAGATATAGAAGGATAATGAAGTCTACGTTACTAGTTTTACTATTATCATTAACCACAACCTGTGCTTTTGTTTGTAGCTACTTCGGTGGATTAGCTATGGACAATAGTGAGCAGTATTTGGCTGTAGTGGCAGTTGCCTTTATGGATGGTTTTTTTGGAATAGTTGCTGGTACGAAGAAAGAAGGTTTTAAAACCTATAAAGCATTAAAAGTATTAAAAACAACATTTACTTGGTTAGTTATATTAACAGTAATATTAATGGTTGAAATTGGATTCCCAGGTACATCCTGGCTCTCAGAAACCATTATAATGCCGTTTATAGTTTTCCAATTAATTAGTGCTTTAAAAAATGCATCAACTGCTGGTTTTATTAAACATTCTGTATTAAATACAATTTTAGAAAAAATTGACAAACACAAAGATAAATAATTATGCTATTAAAAAAAGGTGATAATAATGAACAGGTAAAACAACTCCAAATTAAATTAGGGGTTGATCCTGTAGGTAACTTTGGTCCTAAAACCGAAGAGGCAGTTAAAAAATATCAAGCAGCTAATGGTTTAGTTGCTGATGGTATAGTAGGAGATGGAACTTGGAATAAAATTATGGGTACGTCACCTGCTGCTACTCCTGCTCCAGCAGTTATTCCTCCTAGTTCATTTAAATTAGATAAATTAAAGGGACATATCCCTGATTCAGTAATTGCTGCTATTCCTGATACTGCTGCTAAGTTTAATATTACAAATGTTTTACGTTTAGCTCATTTTCTTGCTCAAGCAGGACATGAATCAGGTCAGTTTAAAGCTACTAGTGAGAATTTAAATTACAGTTCAAAAGGATTATTAGGTATTTTCCCAAGATACTTTACTCCAGCTTTAGCAGAATCTTATGCTCGCCAACCTCAAAAAATTGCTAACAGAGTTTATGGAGGTAGAATGGGTAATGGAGTTGAAGCTACAGGTGATGGATTTAAGTTCAGAGGTAGAGGATATATCCAATTAACAGGTAAAGATAATTACACTCAATTTGATAAAACTGTACCCGAAGATATTTTATCTAATCCTGATTTAGTATCAGGTAAATATGCTTTAATGTCTGCTGCTTGGTTTTTTGATAAAAATAAATTATGGGCTATTTGTGATAAAGGAGCCGATCAAGCTACAGTAACAGCAGTAACTAAAAGAGTAAATGGTGGAACAATTGGTTTACCTGATCGTATTAAACATTTCAACGAATATTATAATTTATTAAAATAATGAGTGAATTTCAATTAAAAGAAGGACAAGGGTATATTTACGTTGGTGAATACTTTCATAAATTTGGAGGTAAAGTACCTACAGAAAAGAAAATAGGTAAAACCGATGACCTATTAAAAATACCCCAAATAGATGACTATGCATTTAGTTTAGACTTTACAGCAGCAGATATTTATCTTGTTGAAAATGTAGAGGTTCTTTACACTGCTTTAACATCAGTATTGGGTCATGATCTTATTAAAGAAGATTGGTTTGCAGATTCAGATAATGATTTAAAAGAAAGAGTAGCTAACTTTATGAAAGCTTTAGGATATGTAGAAATTGCTGATGTGGATGATGATGGTATTCCTGATCATTTAGACGACGTTATAGGTTAAAATCAACACCCTCCATGAACGACATGAGGTCGTTTATTATAGGCGCTATATGAAAGTGTATGGCGCCTATATGTATCGGGGTATGGATGTTAATAAAATATTTAACTTGTTTAATGGAGT